ATTTGCTACCATGATCCCAACTATAGCGTCATCTGAGTTTGCTGTTCGTAAAGTTACGGCACTTGTGCCTACACCGTTGGCTGTATTTCGTTCAAAATCTTGTGCCATATATTCTCCTTTACAATGCTATCGCCATTGCTGTGGCAAAACCTTTAGTGGCCGAGTCTGCCGATGCGTAGGTTTTAACATCAGAGGCAGGAACAGATTTCATCGTGCCACCATCATTAACGATTATTCCGTCACTGTCAGCTATAGTTATAGAGCTACCTACAGACGTTCCACCGTCTAGTAAATTTATTTCAGTAGTTGTCGCTGTTACTCCGTCTAAAATATTTAACTCTGAAGCTGTAGATGTGACCCCGTCTAAAATATTTAACTCTTCTGGTGTGGATGTTATCTGTGTGGTGCTCGCTGCTGCAAGAACGGGCAAAGTTCCAGACTGGTTTGGCAAACTTATTGTTCTATCGGCTGTAGGATCAACTGTTGTAAGTGTTGTCTCATGGTCGTTAGCAGTAGACCCTTCAAAAACTAAGGTGTTCTGAACATTTATAGTTGTACTATCCACCGTTGTAGTTGTGCCACTAACTGTAAGATTGCCTGTTACTGTGAGATTATCGTTAACTGTTGTTTCTGAGGTCGTATGCCCAATAGATATGGCAGTCCCCGATATGCCTGTGCCTATCGATACAGACTCACTACTATTAGCTGTATCAACTACAAGGTAATTATCTGACCCTTGTTTTATTGTAAACGCTGTAGCTGAGTTGTCAGACACCGCTACATTTATATCTGTCCCGTCCGGACTTATAGAGTCTACAGCTATATCGCCAACATTTGTTATATTGTTGTCACCAAAACTTACGTTGTCGCCAAAGGTTTTGTTTGTTAAAGTAGCCGTAGAAGAGGTTGATACTAATCGAGCATCACCACCTGTGCTAGGCAGAGTTAGCGTATTATTAGCACTCTCTGAGTGAGGGGCTGCTATTATTGTTTGTCCGTGTGAGTTAGCCTCACAGTTTAACTTTATAGCACCTTGATTGTCGTTCCCTCTTACAACAACTTTTCCTGTTCCATTTGGAGCTAATTCTAAATCTCTGTTTGATGTGGTTACAATATCGTGGGTCTGAACGTCCAATGCTCCACCTAACTGAGGTGACGTGTCGTTTACTACGTCAACACCTGTAAGGCTTGCGCCACTACCACTAAAAGCAGTAGCTGTTACTGTACCTCCAATAGCAACATTGTTACTGCCATCTTCAACAACAATCTTGCTTGCAGGCACTGTGATAAACACATCTTTTGTTCCTGCACCAAAGTCTACTAAGTTATTGCTGTTGGAACTTGCTATAACGGATCGCGCTAAAGTTGTACCAGAAGAAGTAAATGTTCCTAGACCAACCTCAAAAGCACCGTTTGTATTATCAACAATAGCATAATAGGTTGTATCAGAATTAGATAGATTAGCAGTAAAAGTTTCAAAGTTTGTAACTGCACCTGCCAAGGTGATTGTACCCGTGCCCGTCGTTGTTGTAGTTTCTCGTACTCTATCTGCTATTACAAAGGCCATTATGCTATCCTTATTATCGCATTACTTGAGTCAGCCGCAGGAAAAACTATAGTAAAATCACCCGATGAGGCTGATTTATCCGAACCAAAGTCTAATACACACACCGCCGGATCACCTGAAGCACTATCGTTGAATATCAAGGCTCCTCTAGCTGTAAGCGTTACATTACTAAAAGTTTCATCGGTAAAATCTGTCAAGGCTGTTGTGCTAGATGATGTTGGCGTAACATTAGTAAGTGCCTGTCCTTTTGCCGTATAATTTGTACCAGACACTTCATTACTTGTGGTATACGCTGTAGTCCCCGCTCCTAGACTAGCACTAGAGGTGTACAAAGCTATATTAAAAGTGTTACCTGAACTATTTGTAAAATTGTGAACACCTTGTAGAAGCTCCACCTTAAATGATGTGCACATTGCCTGTGATATCGCCATTATAATCTCCTTATCATTTCTGCAAGCTTTTCATGTCCTGCATTTTTAATCGCGTTGCAAACAGTAGTTCTATCTGATTTTATTGCTTCTTTCATATAAAATGTAATTACTTTTTCTAAATGCGCTTTAAAGGCATGAGCCTGATCTCTAATCTCAGGGGCAGCGTTATCTCCAACCTCTACAATTTTGTCCACACAACGAGACGCCACTTCCTCTGGAGTGAAGCCTCTGTTGTTCGTGGTTTGTATATCTACTATTGGTGTTTTTGGTAATTCCATCAACATTATTGTTTATCCCTCATAACCATGCCTGTTCTATAATAATCACTAACCTCTTTTGCCTCTCCATACAGTTTAAGCGATTGCACTGCTTCCGTAAACCTTTGTGCATAATTCTGCATAACATCGGGCTCACCTTTCATAAATGTGTAAGCTTCCATTAAACTTCCATACAACAAAGCATTAGGTGCATTAGTGCTTAACCATGTTTCACCAGAATCAGCCCCTGCGGTAAGACTATTTGGCCTGTAGTAATAATGCAACTCTACTGCAAAGCTGCTGCTAGGCGTGGGTGCCACAATAAAGTTATCGGTATCAAATAAGGCATAAAAACGTGGCGATCCTGTGGTTGAAGAGTTTGGCGTAAACGTTTGTATAAAATTTACATCTTTATAATCAAGAAATACTTTATTACTACTTGCGTCCGTGAAACTTAAAGAAAATGGTGTAAGAAAATCGTTAGGACACGCTAGAAACTCATTACTTGATGTAAAAGCGGCTGTGGCGTTTTTTCTAAATATACTAAGCTGAACGTTTTTAAGTATGCGCTCCTCTGCAATCTTTATAAAATTAGATAGATTATTGGTAAATGTAGTCTCTGTATTTTCAGAATAATCTTGTATCGCTGTTTTTAGTGTAGCAAATGTAAAGCTCATGTTGTCACCGTAACCTCTCCCACAGATGCAATGGCGCGTATAGCAACACCCCTGTCTGGAAAACCACCGGGACCAACTGTAACAGTCTGTGGCTCTGTTCTATCTGGTCTAGCGTCTTTTAATGCCAAGGCATCGACTACAGTGGGAAAAGGCTCAAGCTGTGGTTGCTTTGCTTCAAATTCATCTTTACCAACAAGAGAACCATTCCACTCTTTGCGCATATCTTTATATTTATAACGAAACCCTGACCTGTCTGATATAGCGTAAGCGTGTTTACCTTGTGCAAATCGAGCCATCAGGAACTCCTAAAATATTCATACTGAGGCACAACATTAAAAGAAGCCCTATCTCTGTCCTCAGTCATCGCGCGTTGAAACTCCTCTTCGTATACTGCTTTTAGCATCTGTGTTCTATTAGGCGCTCTTTTCATACTTATATAGTAAGCAAGACCTGCTGCCAAACATGGGAAAAACCGAAAAGGCATATCCATAGTATTTATAAACGTGTCTGCATCGTCCATACGAGTGAGTGCATCAAATATAATAGTGTCCGTGCTGTTTTCTGGAGTAGGCCATATTTTCAATACAGGAGTAATCTGTCTGTCCAAAAAGAATTGATTAGGGCGTCCTGTGGTGCTTTTTGTTGGTATGCCTAAATATGTAGACCTGCTTATTCGCTCCATAGCAAAATCTGTACTGCTGCGTCGTACTACAACAGATAAGATATCAATCACATTTGTATTAAGATTATATGTTGCTGTTCCAGAGGTAAGTGCTTGTGTGGTTTGTGTTATAGTCCACTGATTTAAACCGCGATTAGCCCATTCTGCTAACATCAAGTTAAGAGAACGCTTGGCCGATTTAAGATCGTAACCCGTTCTGACCTCTAAACCACAACGTTCAAACGCCTCTTCGATGTACTCCGCAACGTCGAGTTCAAAGTCTGTGCTATCTGATACGGCCATTTACTCATCCTTGTTTGCGTACATATTATCAAAAATTTGGTTTACGTCCAACACATAATCTAAATCAGACTTTGAGTAATGTATATGTTGCGATGGTTTAAAGTCTGGAGGGCCATCGCCAGTCTCAAACCATGCCGGATGAGTAACACGAACACGGTTGTTTGGCAAGGCTACAATATTATCT